AAAAGTTTATCTTATTTTGTCATAGAAAGTATCAATAAAAGTAAAAATGGTAAAATTTATGCTGTAGACCATTGGTTAGGTAGCGAAGAGCATCAAAAAGATTCTTGGGCTTATGATCCACTAACTCAAATAGAGGATGGATTATATAATGAGTATTGTAAGAATATTGTCCCTATTAGGGATTATATATTTGATATCAAAAACTCGTCGGAAGTGGCGAGTAATACTTTTGAAAATCAGAGCATCGATGCTGTTTTTATTGATGCTAGTCATGATTATGATAATGTGTACCGTGATATTTCTTCTTGGTATCCAAAGGTAAAGTTTGGGGGAATTATTTCTGGTCATGATTATGACTGGCCAGGAGTAAATAGTGCTGTTAATAATTTTGCTAAGGCTCACAATATGGGTATTGTTAGTTATGACAATGTTTGGGAATTACTCTATTAAGATATTTTAATATGAGAAAAATTTGTACCTATTGTGGAAAACGAAAAAATAAAAAAAGTTTTCCAAAACATAGTATGTACAAAGATAATCTGGACAGCAGATGTAGGAGTTGTGTTAAAAAACACTCTAAAGTAAGAAGTAAATTACATAAAAAAGCACCAGAAAAACCCGACATTTGTGAATGTTGCGGTTTATTTCCTATTAAATGGTGTTTAGACCATGATCATTCTGATGATAGTTTTAGAGGTTGGATATGTGATAAATGTAATACTGGTATAGGAAAACTTGGAGATGATTTAGATGGTGTAATTAAAGCTGTTAATTATTTAATAATGGCTAAATCTAGGAAACACCATGCTAAATCAAATTAGAGATACTTTGGCTTCTGAAGAAGCGGAATACTTCTCTATAGCCTTTTTTGTTCATGTGATAGTTTTGCTTCTACTCTCTTTTATAGTAGACGCATCAATACCTTCTAAGAGTAGAATTATTATACATTCTTCTCCGATAGAGGAAGAACATGCCGGTATTTTTACAACATTACAAAATCAAAAACTTCCAGAGCTAGATAAAGCTATGAGCGCCTTGGTAGAAGATTTAAATGATCGTGGATTACTACAAGATACCGCTATTATTTGGATGGGAGAATTTGGTAGAACCCCTAATATAAACGGTAATACTGGTCGTGATCATTGGGCTAGAAGTTGGAGTGTTGTGGTTGGAGGGGCAGGATTTAAGAAGGGTATTATTGTTGGCGAGACAAGTGAAGATGGTAAAGAAGTTATAACAGAGCCATATTCGTCTCAAGATTTAATGGCCAGTGTACTTAAATCATTAAATATTTCTTTAGAAACAACTTTTACATCCAAAAATGGTAGACCCATGAAAATAGCCAATAGTGGTAAAGTAATTAAAGAATTATTTTAATAGTAATGACTTTAATAAATAAATGGAAAATACATTTACAAGAAAATAAAATGACATATTTACAGCATTTAAGTTTTGCTGTGATACATGGATTTTTATGTATTGTCGCTGGTATACTATTAGTATTTCATGGACTTTTACCATGTTTTTTTCTAACTGCTGGTAGTGACTTAGTTACACTTTTAAGTAAAAGATTCAAGAAACGCAATCAAAAAGACGATACTTGACAAAGGCTTGATGCTACGGTATACTGGATACAAACACAGGAGACTATTTGGATGACTCACGATTTTGATTATGTTTGGGGAATGGTTCGTGATCTTAGGGCCACTAGTAGCACCATTGATAAGCAAGGTATTATCGAGGACTATTGTAATCATAGTAGTAGTGCTGCAAATTTTGCTAAGAAAATTCTGCTCTACACCTACCACCCTTTGTGGCAGTATAATGTTACCAGTGACAATCTAAAGAAAAAAAACCACCTTATTGCACGAAAGAATGAGTATAACAATTTCTTCGATCTGCTGGATGATCTAAAAAATCGCAGAATTACTGGTCACGACGCTATTGCTGCTGTTAATAGTTTTATCGAACATAATGATGAGTATGAGGAACTTATTCATTGTATTATTGATAAAGACTTGAAAACCCGTGCTGGCGACAAGATTATTAATAAGGCTATTGAAGATCATATTCCAGAGTTTAGCGTTGCTCTAGCAGATAAATATGAACCTAGTATTGTAGACTGGAAGGATGGATGGTATGTTAGTAGGAAGATCGATGGTGCTAGATGTATTGCTATTGTTGATAGTGATGGGAATGCTACCTTTTATTCCCGTACAGGAAAGGCTTTTGAGACTCTTGATATTGTTAGCGGCGGTATCAAAAGTTTGGGTATTGCTAATGTAGTTTTTGATGGAGAGTTGTGCTTGGTGGATGAAAACGGAAACGAAGATTTCCAAGGAATTATGAAACAACTGAAAAAGAAGGATCATACTATTCCTAATCCATCCTATAAAATCTTTGATATGATTAGTCACGACGAGTTTTATAGCAAGAAAGGGGAGAAGAATAAGCCGTATTCCGTCAGACTGAATAACCTAAAAGAAGTTATGAAGAAGAATGGGTGTCCATGCTTGACCGTGCTGGATCAAGACAAGATTAAAGATGATGATCATTTTGCTGAGTGGGTTTCCAAATCCACCAAACAAAAATGGGAAGGTCTTATGCTTCGTGCTGATGAACCATACAAGGGAAAGAGAAGCAAGGATTTGCTCAAGTATAAGAGTTTCTTTGATGATGAATATGAAGTAGTCGATACTGAGTTTGGCCCATTTAGATATGTTCTTAATGGTAAAGAGCATGAGGAAACCATGCTCTCTTGTGTAATGATCAAACATAAAGGTTATACTGTTAGAGTTGGTAGTGGATTTAGTATCGAACAACGCCAGGAATTTTACTGCAATCCTAGTAAGATTCTTGGAAAAATTATTACTGTTCAATATTTTGAAGAAACTAAAAATCAAGAAGGAGGGATTAGTCTTAGATTTCCTACCTTCAAAATTCTACATGGTTCCGCTAGAACCGTTTAAAGAAACGGGTCTTGACAAACCGATACCATTAGTGTAGAATCGTAGCATACCACTTGGAGACATATATGATTATTGAGAACACTGTTAGCATCACGCCTATTGCTGAAATCAACACAACTAAAGCAGATGAATTCTTTAAGACATTTCCTAGAGACAAGGTTGTATCATATAAAGAATATTGGGAAAGTGTTCGTCCTCAAAATCATGAGGATATTTTTAGGCGCTATCTATTTGCTTATTGCAGCGTCCATACTACATGGAAGGGCAATTGTTCAGGCTATAGTGCTATTAAGAATTTTACTGAATGGTTCGATAGTAAGGATATGCTTTTAGACAAACTCAAGAATAGTGGAGTCGGACTCCATAATAATCGCACAGAATATATTTGGGATTTTAAGAATAAATTTTGGGACAACCCAAAAGATTTTTATCTCACCACCAAGAAGTATCATGTAAAGAAACGAGACAGTATTCTAAATAAGATTAGCGGAATCGGTTTGGCTAAAATTAGTTTTGCTCTCGAAATGATACATCCTAATGAGGCTCGCGTACTCTGTGGAGATATTCATCAACTTAGACTTTACGGAGTTGAGACTCTCAAGTATAATAAATCTAGATCTGGTAGCAATACCTATAAGAAGATGGAGCGTCACTGGATGATTAACTGCGGCAAACATAAGATTCCATCTTATATTGCTAGGTCACTTTACTGGGATAATCTGCAAAAGAAAGAGGATAGTAGGTATTGGAGTTTTGTTCTGGAGGATTAATTATGGGCCAAAATGGTAAAGGTTCTAGACCGAGACCAAAAACTGTAACAAATGAAACGTGGAGTAAAAATTGGGATAATATTTTTAAGCCACAAAAAGAAAGTAAAAACAATGGGAATGGGAGTAAAGGTACTAATAAACGTAAAAAATGATAACGGTACTTTCAATACAGAATACGGTTATATTTTACGTCGTTTGAATTGTGATCTATACGAGATATGGGGCGAAACATCACAGTCAGTATTGTGGTTATCTAGAGAAGAATTTAAAGAACTACCAAAAGAAGAGTAGACCATGTACATACATAATTTTGAAGAAAACAAAATACTATTTTTAATGTGTGATTGTAAAAGTGAAGTACTAAGCATAGAATATGATCCAGAAATTAAGATGGCTGATTTAGCCATATATGAGAATAGTGTGTCTTACTTAAATAAAATGAGTTTTTGGCAGAGACTTAGATACTCTTGGAGGGTTTTGACCAAAGGCAAGCCATTTGGTGATCAAATGATGCTTACAAAAGAGCAACTCAAAAGTATCAAAGAATTTATATCTCAAATAGTATAAGGTGTATCTAATATAGTCAAAATTTTATATGGAGGCTAATATGAAAACAGCAAATAATTTTATTGCAGATGAGTTAGCCAATAAAGTCTATCACTTAAGTAGAGCGCTAGAGCAAGCTAAAAGTATTATTGACACTTTAGAAGAACAAAATAAAAATCTTATAGACGTTCTTAATGGTTTAACGTCTGAAAAAATCGAAGACCATGTTATGAGCAACGAGGTTTTGAGTGAACACTCATACGCGATGTAA